AAATTGACGCGTGGGCTCGCGAGTACGGCGAGACGGCGGTCATGCGCTATCAGACGAACCGCGTCCGGATGCAGGGAGCGACGGAGCGCTTCCGGACCGACCTCGTCGCCGGTCGCGTCACACACAATGGCGACGAGACGCTCACGCGCCACGTCCTGAACGCGCAAGTCCGCGAAGCTCGCGGCGGCTACTTCCTCACGAAGTCCCGTCCGGGCTCGCCGGACAAGATAGACGCCGCTGTCGCCGCCGTCCTCGCCTACGAAGCTCGCGCCGACGCGCTCATCGCTGGCGACGACAAGGCGAAGCCGCGAGCCGAACTTCTGTCCTGGTAGAAGTTCCGCCGCCCGTTCGAACGGGAAGCAGAGCAAGCGGAGGGGGACGGAGCGCGACGGGCGCTTCCGTCCCCTTCGCTTTCTCAGCCGCGAGCGACGGGCTCGCCTTCGACGAGTCGCACGACGCGTCCGTGAGCCGCGATCGCGTCGCCATAGGCGAAGCGCAGACAGCGAAGCGCGCCGTCCTCGTCGTCGAAGATCGTCGCCGTCTGGATCGTCGGCGCGAAGCCAGCCGCGCCGTCCGCGAGCCCGGAGTAGAACGTCTGACCTTCTGGGAAGTCGAAGCGAACGACGAAGCTCATGTCGGCTCCCCATCCAGCGTGACGTTCCAGCCGTCATGTCGAACGCGCCCGTCCGTCACGCGCTCGACGCGTTCGAGGACGACGCGGGCGGCGGCGACCTCCGAGTGATCCATGTCGCCGCCGTAGTTCGAGTGGAGACACGCGTCGGCGTACTCCGCCAGAACGACGACGGCTTCGACGGACGGGAGTTCGAGCCGGAGCGAATAGCCACGCCCGCGACGAATCTCGCGCGAGCCTAGATAGGCGGCGCGAAGCTCGCGGGCTCCGCGCTCGATCGCGCCGTCGGAGTAGACGTTCCCGGCGACCGCGCCCGTCCCGGATAGGAACGTGTGGAACGCGCCGGGGACGTCGAGCGTGAAGCCGCTCATCGCTCGTCCGCCGTGTCGCGCTCGTCCCAGCCGTGAGTGAAGACAGTCCAGCCACAGGCGCGCGACGCGGGACACGCGCGCCAGCGGAAGATTCCGTCGCGCCGGTAGATCGTTCGCCGTCCACAGCGCGGACACGTCGTCCGCTCGCGAGCGTGACGGACGCCAGTGATCGGCGCGCTCATGTCGCGGGCTCGATCATCGCGGGATCGACGGGAGCGAACAGCGCGTCGTGTGAGTCTCCCCACTGATCGACGAAGTCCATCGGGACGCGGACGACGAGCCAGCCGTCGGGGACAGGGAACGGCGGCGGCGCGATGAGTTCGCCTTCGTCTCCGGTCCCGACGATCGGCTCGACGAAGCGATAGGGCTCGTCGCGCGTGACGAGCCCGATGCTGTCCGTCGTGAATCGGACGCGGCTCATGACGTCGTCCCGTCGAAGCATGGGAGACAGCGGACACGCTCGCGCGTCCGTCCGTAGCAGTAGGCGGGGCGATCACAGCCGGGGCAAATCGTGAACAACGCCCACGGCTGGGAGCGCCAGTGAGCGAGCGCCTGTCGTTCTAGCTCGTACATGATCGGGGCTCCTTTCGTGTGTGTGGTTTTGTTCCGATCACAGACACATTCTAGCGGTCCGGTTTTTTCGCCTTCTCAAAATCCGGGACGTGTGCAGGGCTTTTGCGAGAGGGCTCCGCGTAGCGAAGCCGTCGAAAATTTTTACTTGACACGATTTCGCGGATTCCGCTCGTAGACTGTCCGGCGACGTCGATCGAGGGAGGAACGATGGGCGAAACGATGAGTGAGCCGGAGACGACAGAGACGCCGGACGAGCCGGAGACGGAGCCGACGCCGGACGAGGGCGGCGGGGACGACGAGGGCGACGAGGGCGCGGAGTAGACTCAGGCTCGACGCGAATCGGGCTCCGCGCTTCGCCCTTCATTCCGACTTCGTCCCGAAAGCGGACAGGACGTCGGAGCGCGTGAGTCCGATCGCGGGGAAGGGGGAACGCGTGGCGACACTCACAGCGAAACGGAGGAAGTCGCTCCCGCGTAGCGCGTTCGCGTATCCCTCGCGGCGCGCCTATCCGATCGACACGCTGGCGCGGGCTCGAAACGCGCTGTCGCGCGCCGCTCAGTCCGGGACGCGCGGGACGTATCAGCATGTCGCGCGCGCCGTGAGGAAGCGCTACGGGAATCGCGTCGCGACCGTCGGGCGGAAGCGCGGGACCGTCACGGCTCCGGGGCTTCGGAAGAAGCGGAAGCCCGCGCGGAAGAAGCCGTCGGCTCATCGTCGGCGTCGCTGAAGCCGAACGCGATCAGCGTCGGCGGCTTCGTCGAGACGTGCAGGACGGTTAGCTCCCAGCCTTCGCGCTTCATCGCCTTCCAGCGTTCGAGCCCCTTCACGACGTCCGCGTTCGAGCGGGCGTCCACGCGCTCGATGAACGTTCTCACGCCGGACGCGTGACGACGAGCGCGGTCGCGATACAGAGCGCGGCGAAGCTCCAGACAGCCGCGCCGACGTAGTTCCCGGACTGGACACAGCCGACGTCCGCGCCGACGGAGACGAGCAGGACGATCGCGAGCAGTAGCCGCGTCGAGGGATCGAGCGAGCGGACCTTCATTGCGGGAACGGGCGGCGCGCCGGATCGTCCGACCAGGGCTGAAGCCGGACGACGCTCGCGCGAAGGTCGTAGTCCTCGCGTAGCCGTCGAGCGAGCGCGTCGGCTTCGTCTTCTTCGAGCGGTCCGTAGACGGCGACCATGTCGGAGCGCGGACGACGCTCCGACCGATCGACAAGAACGGCGTAGGGCGCGCTCACGTCTCGCGGACGACGACGCGACGTCCGCCGTTCTTCTCGACGCTCAGTCCGCGCGGACGGTACTTCTCGACGAGCCCGACGAGCCGCCGACAGTCGTCGGCGTGAAGCCACTCGCCGGAGAGCCCACAGTCACACGCGGGCGCTGGCGCTTCGTACCGCGCTCGCGTCTCGTCGTCGATCATGTCTGCGCTCGCTGTTTCGCCGCCCAGCGCTCCGCTCGCTCGACGTTCTCGTCTATGTCCGGATTCTGGGGGCAAAACATTTCGTGTCCGTCGCTGTCGTCCTGAATCCCGGAGCCACAGTCCGAACAGCAAAGGTCGAAGCCGTTCGCGCGAGCTTCGCGGACGTTCCGGAGGAAGCGCTCGTCGTCGTAGGGCTCCCGGCGCTCGCCGCTCATCGCGGCTGTGTCCCGTAGGCGAACTCGCGGCGAAGGATCGTCGCCGTCATAGCGTCCGCGTGGCGGTAGCGATGAAGGACGTTCGTCATGGCTTCGATCAGCGCTTCGTCGTTAATCGTCTGAAGCTCGCGCGTCGTCGCGGCGCGGAGCTTCGCTTCGATCACCCGGCGTCCGCCGTCTGTGAGACGCCAGACGCCCGTTTTCTCGTCGCGCGCGAGCATCCCGTAACGCTTCATCCAGCCGAGCCGGATTCCGACGTTCCGGAAGTCGTCGTCGCTGAAGCCCAGAGCCCGCGCTAGATGCTCTGTCTCGATCCAACCTTCCGCGTCGGCTTCGTCTTCGAGCTTCATCATGATTTCGACGTCGCGGAAGTCGTACAGCGTGGCGTGTCTGTGTCCGTTCGGCTGACGGCGTGACATGGGCTAACCAATCCTTCGATAGTTGCGAGTGTTTCGCGGTCCGACGTGGTCGAGTCTGACGGCTCCGCGTTCCTGCAATTGCTGAAGCGCGACGCTCAGCGTCGGATACGACAAGAGCTTCGCGAAGTCCTCCCGCTCGACTAGCTGGCGCGTGGAGAACGTCTCGTCCAGCGTGACGTTTTCGCGGAGCCATGCTTCGAGTTCGTCGAGCGATGAGGGAGCGACGGAGTTCGCCTTCCCGGTCGTCCCCGGCGTCTTCTTCCCATTCTGGGACGCCGGATGAGCGGGGCTCCGAAGTCGATTGAGAACGGCGAGCGCGTTCGTCCGGAGCGCTTTCAGCTTGCGGAGCTTTTCCTCACGCGCCGCTATGTCCTCGTCGAGCTTGGCGAGTGAGGCTTCGATCGGATCGAGCGACTCCCTTAGCGCCGCGAGTAGGCCGCGAGCGACTTCGTCTTCCGGATCGTCTGCAAGCTCGACGCTGAGTTCGTCGATCAGGCTCGGATCGTTCATAGGTCGTTTCCTCCCGAAAGCGGATTACGGTCGTAGGCCGCTCCCAAATGATAACTCGTCTGTTCCAAGGGCGAACAAAAAGAGCCCGCTTGAGCGGGCTCTCTCTGTGTCTCGATCAGGCTAGCGGAGCGCTTTAGGCGTTCTCCTGAATGAAGCGCCAGACGGACGTTCGCGGGAGTTCGATCACTTCTCCGATCGCGCGGAGCGATGCGTCTTCCTCGTAGGCGAGACGCGCGGCGTCCGCGAGTTCCGCGAGGATCGCGCGACGCTTTTCCTCGTTCGCTTCGAGCCGCGCCTTCAGGCGTCGAAGCTGGCGCTCCCTGTTCGCCGTGAGTTCATGGCGCGGGCGTCCTCCGGCGTTCGTCTTCTTCGCGGGGCTCACGAGAGAACCTCAGCGATCACGCTCTCGAACTCCGATGAGACACCTAGTCGGTACGTCCAGACGCCGTCTGTCTTCGCCCAGCGCTCGACGTGATGAGGGACGTCGCGTCGTTCGAGGAAGCCGCTCACGCGGTCCGCGTCCTTCTTCCCGTCGAAGAAGAACGCGAGTTCCTCCGGCTCATCGGCGGCGTCCTCGATCGTCGTTAGGAACTCCGCTTCATAGACCGCGCGAGTCGGAGTTCCGCTTCGAGCGCTTCCGGGCTCAATCGCGTTCCCGTTCGCGTCGCGCGTGAACTCGATTTCGACTTTCCCGCCGTCGAAGACGCGGACGACTGTCCCGCGCTCGCTTGTTGCTCTGACTTCGACCATTCGACCTATCTCCGTCTTCCTCATCGGTCCGCGAAAGCGCGAAGCTCGCGCCTGTCGATTTCGTCCCAGCGGTCATTGCGCGCTGAGTGTCGCTCGAAGCGGGGCTCGATTGAGAAGCCAAGCTCATCGAGCCGTTCGAGGATTTCGAGAACCTCGGCGTTCGGCGCGTGATCGTAGAGCGGGATCACGATTCGCTGAGTCTCGTCCGAGTTCGACCGCGCCTTCTTTCGACGATCGAGTTCGGCTAGTTGTTCCGCCGACGAGAGCATTTCCCACGGCGCGTCTGTCTGTCTTTCGCTCATTGAAGAACCCCCTTCGTGTGTGTGGAATGAGCTAGCCACAGGGTAGCAAGTTTTAGAGGCCGCATGGAACAAAACTTGCTGGATAGGGACAAACGCGGACGTCCCTTTTCGCGGCGGTACGGTACAAGAGTGAGCGCGATAGTTGCCGAGCTATCGCAAGAGGAAGCCGCGTTCGAGGAACTCGTCCAGCAACGCGACCGCCTAACGTCGAAGCTCGCTCGTCAAAGGACACATTCGGCGGAACTCTGGGACTGGTATCACGGACGCCAGGAACCTCCCGCCGTTCAGCGCCGCTATGCGGACGTCTATCGCCTTCTGCTCGATCAGGCGCGGACGCCATGGGCTCGCCTTGTCGTCGATACGATCGCTGAGCGGCTACATGTCCAGGGCTTCAACGCCGCCGACGGCGTCGAGCTAGCGGATCAGGCGTGGGCGCTGTTCGAGCGCTCCCAGATGAACGCTGACGAGTGGCTCGTCTACACGGAAGCGCTCATCACTGGACAGGGCTATCTCTCCGTCGCTGACGTCGAGGGCGTCGGCGCGCTGATCGCGCCGGAGTCGTCGTTCGAGGTAACGAGCGAGCCCTATCCGGGCGCGCGCCGGACAGTCGCGGCGGCGATAAAGCTCTACCCGCTCGACTGGACCGGGCGCGCGTGGGCGCTAGAGCTTTACCGTCCGGAGGCGTCTTTCGTCTGGACGGCGGAGCTTGCTCGCGCGCCCGTCGAAGGCGATACGAGCGCTTTCCCGATCGACGAGGGGATCAGCGAAAAGATCGAATTCGAGTGGGAGGAAGGCGACCCATTCGAGACGCCGAATCCGCTAGGCGTCGTTCCGATCGTCCCCTTCGAGAATCGAGCGACGATCCTCGGCGGCGGCGTCTCCGAGCTTGAAGACTGTCTCCCCGTCCTTCGCCGGATCGACAAGCTGACGCTGGACAAGATGATTACGTCGGAGTTCGCGTCCTTCCGCCAGCGCTGGGCGACGGGGCTCGAAGTCCCGCGCAATCCAGAGACGGGAGAGCCGATCGAGCCCTTCCAGGCGGCGGTTAATCGGCTCTGGGTATCGGAGGACTCAGAGACGCGCTTCGGCTCGTTCGAGGCGTCCGACGTCGGAACGTATCTGAAGGCGATCGACGCGGACATAGCGGCGCTGGCGGCGATCAGCCGTGTCCCGGCTCATTACCTTCTGCAATCGAACCTCGCGAATCCGCCGTCGGCGGAGTCGCTCGTCGCGGCTGAGTCCGGGCTCGTCGCGAAGGTCCGCGAACGTCAGCGGCGTTTCGGGGAGGCGTGGGAGCGCGCGCTTCGGATCGCGCTCGAACTCGACGACGTCACGCTCGAAGGCGCGCTCGCCGTCGTCTGGCAAGACGCCGAAATGAGGAATCCCGCGCAAGTCGCGGACGCCGCCGTCAAGCTCCAGACGATCGGCGTCCCACAGCGCGCGCTTTGGGAGTACGTCGGCGCGACGCCGCAGCAACTACAGGAGTGGGAACTCGAAACGGCGTCGGCTGAACTCGCAGCGGCGGCGGCTCCGGTCCCGCTGGCGGCGGCTCCCGTCGCGTCGCCGTGAGCGTCGTCGAGGACCGGAAGCATCGACTCGCGCAAGAGCGGCTCGCGGACGTCACGTCGCGGAAGCTCGCCGCGCTGATCTTCGCGCTCGACGATCCCGAAGCCGACGACGCGATCGAGCGCTACGCGCCGCTCGCGGCTCGCGTTGTCGCGGGCGGACAGCATCGCTCCGCGCGCTTCTCGATCGCCTATCTCGCGGCGAGCGCGCCGCCCGTCACGGGGAAGTCCCCGCCGTCGCTGACGCGCGCGCTGGACGGCGTCCTCGTCACGCCAGAGTCCGCCGTCGCTCGCTCTCCAGTCCTCCGGCTGAAGGCGCGGCTCGCGGACGGCGACGAGCTTCCCGTCGCTCGCCAGTCAGCCGCGAGCTACGCGCAGGGGCTCGCGACCGGCGACCTCCAGGCGGCGGAGCGCGGCGGGCTCGACGAAGCCGCCCGCGCGAGCGGGAAGAAGGTTCGGGGCTGGCGGAAAGTCCTGAGTTCGGACGCGTGTCCGTGGTGCGTGACGATCGCGTCCGATGAGTCGGGGAGGTATCACTCCGCCGACAGCGTTCCGTTCCACGCGCGCGACCATTGTTCGGTCGCGCCTGTCTTCGAGAAGGGGGAGTCATGAGTCCGACGACGAAGAAGGACGACGACACGAAGGGGACGACGACGAAGGCGAAGACGACGGCGAAGAAGGACGAGGGACTAGGCGAACACGCCTACGCCGGAGAGCCCGTCGAGTGGGAGGACGATCGCGAGAACGCGCCCGGAACGGCGTCGCACCTAGGCGGCGACGCGCCTTACGCGGGCGCAGAGTGGACGCCGGATGAGTGACGCCGAGCGACAGCCGAACGAGAACGGCGGCGACGGCGGCGAGAACGAGAACGGCGGCGACGGCGGCGACGGCGGCGAGCAGAGCATCCGCGACGACCTCGGACTCGACGATCGCCAGTCGCGAGCGTTTGAGGAACTCCGGCGCGAGAACGCGGCGCGCCGGAGGGAGGCGCGCGCCGCGCAGAAGACGAGCGACGATCTTCGCGGCGAGCTTGAACGGCTCCGCGTCGAGAGCGAGTCCGATCAGGAGAAGAAGACGCGTGAGGCGGTAGACGCCGCCGTCGGGGAAGTGGCGGAGCGCTACGAGCGCCGCCTACTCGAAGCGTCGATCGCTCGACGCGCGGCGGGGAAGCTCCGCGATCCCGACGACGCCGTCAGCCTTCTTCCCGTCGATGAGCTTCTCGCCGTGGACGACGAGCGCGAACAGACGAAGCGGATCGACGACGCGCTCGCGGAGCTTGTCGAAGCGAAGCCGTATCTCGCGGAAGACAACGGGAGTTCGGAGCGGACGCCGTCGCGCTCGACGCTCATCACACAGGGCGCGCGCTCAGAGCGTCCCGGCGCGGCGCGACAGGAACGCGACGCCGACGACTGGATCAGGAAGCGCGCGCGCGGTCGCTAACCGGCGTGTGGTTCCTCCGGCTGTTCCTCGTCCCGTACTACGTCGCGAAGCTTGGCTATCTCCGCGTCCGGCTCGCGCTTCTTCGCGATGAATGACCGCGAGGCGTGGCGCTCGATCCTTCGCTCCGCCGTGGACTCGTTCCTCGAAGCGTTCGACGACGAGTTCCCCTCCGGCGAGAAGGACGAACTCGGCTCTGTCGTGATCGTCGCGGAAATCCATTCCGACTACGACGGCGAGCCGACGTCCGTCCCCTTCTACTGGTCCTCGAACGAGTCGCGGATTTTCCAGCGCGGCATGTTCGAGACGCTTTGCGACTACTCGCGGCTGGAGAGCGAATCGCTCGAATGAAAGACGGCCTCTATCTCGTCGTGACGCCCTCGTTCGTCGCGGGGCTCGTCGTCGAGAATGGACGCGTCGTTCGAGCCGCCCCGATTCTCCGCCGCCGTCTCGACTTCTGGCTCTCGCGCGCCGAGTGGATTTCGCCGTGAGCTAGCGCTACGCTCTCAATCGAGCGCGGCTTCTGGCGATGGATTCGCCGCCCGCGCTCCGATAACCGGGACGGCGACGGGATCGCGCCGGGACTCATTCCGAAGGAAGGGAGTCTCAGGCGTGGCCACTGTTTACGAGAACCTAATCCCGCGCTCCATGGCGTCGGAAATGATCGTCCAAGCGGCGGATCAGTCCGTCGTTCTCTCGCTTGGACGTCGGCTGACGATGCCGTCGGGACTCATGTCGATTCCCGTCGTCTCGTTCCTGCCCGTCGCCGGATTCGTGAATCCGACCTACGGCGGTCGGAAGCCAGCGACAAAGATCGAGTGGACCGCCCAGCAAGTGAAGGCGGAAGAACTCGCGTGTGTCCTCGCGATCCCGAACGCGTTCATCGACGACGCGGGCTATCCGATTTGGGAGCAGGTCCGCCCGATCGTCGCGGGCGCGATCGCGGACGCGCTCGATGCGGCTGTCCTGTTCGGGACCGGAGCCCCCGCGAGCTTCCCGGCTGGCGGGATCGCCGGACTCGCCGGAGCCGCCCAGAGCGGCGCGACGGCGCTCGAAGCGATCGACGCGGCGGCGGCGGCGGTCGAAGCGTCCGGCGCGACGCCGGACGGAATCGCGGCGGGCTCGCAAATCGGGACCGCGCTCCGACAGGCGTATCAGGCGGTCATGACGACGCCGGACGTCGCTCCCTCGAACACGATCTACGGCTGGCCAGTCGTGACCGTCCAGTCGTGGGACGACTCGAAGGGCGATGCGCTCGTCGGGGATTGGGACATGCTGCTCGTCGGCGTCCGCGAAGACATTACGTTCGACTTGTCGGAGGACGCCGTCCTCCAGGACGGGACGGGCGCGATCATCGCGAACGCGTTCCAGGACGACCTAACGGCGATGCGCTGCTATATCCGCGTCGGCGTCGCCGTCGGACAGCCACTCGGACCGTCGGGCGTCGCGAGCCCGTTCGAGTTCGCGGACTGGACGGCTTAACGGCGAATGAGCGTCGCGAGCGAACAGGCGGGAGGCGTTCGGAGTCTCCCCTCCCCTGTGATTGACCCTGAAGACCTCCAAGCGCTGATTCCTTCTCTCAGTCCGGAGGATGCAGCGCTCTACTGTTCGCTCGCGACCCTCGCGCTCGAAGCCGTCTTCTGGCCGAACGCGATTCCGTCGCCACTCCCTCCCCCCGTTCAAGCTGTGGGGCTCGCGGTCGCGACGCGGCTCGCCTACGCGGGCGAAGGCGCGGGGGAGGGAGGCGGCGGAGCCGTCGTCTCTGAGTCGATCGGCGCTTACACATACCGGCTCGCGTCGCCGGGAACGCTCGACGGCGCGCTCCGGCTGACGGACGACGAACGCGACCTACTCCGACCGTGGATTGGACAGGCGGACGCCTACTCAGTGGCGACGCCCAGCGGTTATCCGGCGCTCCCGTGGGACTGGTTCCAGCGCGACCTAGATCAGCCGTGGGACGGATACCTAACCGGGATCGTAGGTCCGCCCGGTCCGCCCGGTCCGCCCGGTCCAGCGGGACCCTCAGGCGGCGCGCTTGTCGGCTTCGAATACCAGTTTTCTTCGACGACGACGGAGCCGCCGACAGGCTCGCAAGTCCGGCTAGACAACGCCGACGCGTCACTCGCTACGAAGCTCTGGGCGCGGAACATGACGACTCCCGGCGCGGACGTCCACGCGCTCCTAGTCGCGCTCGACGTCGATTCCGCGATCTACGTTCAAGACTTCGACGATCACTCGCGCTTTCTCCGCTTCCGGCTGAGCGGGGAGCCGATCGACAAGACGGACTATGTCGAGCTTCCTGTCGAGTGGATTTCGTCGGGCGCTCCGCTGACGACTCAGAAGATCGGGCTCGTCGTCGTCGGACCGGAAGTCGCGACGATCGGGACGGCGATCGAGTGAGCGTCACGTCGCTTATGCCGCACAGCGTCACGCTGCTAAAGCGGACGCCGGGAGCGCCGGACGAATACGGCGATCCCGTGATGGACGTCGTCGAGACGGCGACGAAGGCGGAGCTTCAGCAAGTCGGGACGCGCGAGGAACACGGCGACGCGCTCGAAGTCTCGACGTGGCGCGCCTTCCTCCCCGCTGACGTCCCCGCTCGCGGCTGGGACGCGATCAGGCTCGACGACGGCGCGCTTCTGGGACTCCCCGACGGGACGATCTTCGAGCTTCGCGGCGACCCGGCGCGCGTCGTCAATCCGCGTCGGCGTGTCGGGGATCACGTCGAAGCCTACGTCGAGGAAGTCGCGTAATGGGCGTCGCCTATCGCGAAGCGTTTAACGCCGCCCGCGTCGTCGAGCGCGAAGCGTCGCCACAACTTCCGATCACGGCGCGCGCGGTCGCGCAAGCGATCCCGCAAATGATCCCCGTCCATCACGGCGTCGCGAA